GCCACTCATATAGCACCCTTACTATCTTTGGCTACTATAGTTAGCATTGTTTTCTTTTGCATTACCAATTCCTTGTGGCTTTTTGGTGAGTGCTTAGTTTAACAGAGTCACCATTTCACTTTGTTTTTACCCAATAATTTCTAGGCATTCTGTTCTGAGCCTGTTTCAAAACTGTTGCCCATCGTACATTGTTTGGTTCGTAATGTCCAAGCGGGTCAATACGATCTAGAGTCATTCCTTCGGGCCTTATACCCACACAATCCACAAACTGTTTGAATGAATCAAATTTGAATTCTACATTCTCATAACATGGATGATGTGCACTACCCGACTTGCATCTTTGTTTTGCTTTGTAGTAGCTACTAACGGTTCTTTTTAAATTAGGATTATTTGCAACGCCCGTACCTTTTCTCGGATGGTCTTTGTTTGCAAAACGCATTCGATTTTGACAAGGCTTGCAAATCAAAGGCTTTTCCAATCTTGTCAATTTTAAAATTACATCTGATCTGACAAGTCTTTTTTCTTGGCACGATGGGCAAGCAATTTCATGTTTCAAGTTTCCATTTGGCATAGTCATCCCCTTTAGATGATTCTACTACCATTTTAAACTATTCACCACTTAACGCGGTTACTCCAATATGCCGCGCTCATCTTGCCTTTGGCTATGTTCTCAGCGTGTCTAGCCTTGAATGCTTCGTTTCGCTTTGTCCCGTCCGGAGAGCCTTTTACGCCCTGCTGACCAAATCGAATCAGCTTCACCTCATCCCCACTTTTTGCCAGCACCGCATGACTTTTAGTCGGATGGGATGGGGTTTTCTTTGGGGCGTTGTACCCCGAGAATGATTCTTTGCCGCGCTTAATCATTTCTTTGCTGTTTTGGCAGCAGCCTTGAATGCAGCCGCAGTGGGCGCACCCTTACTACCGACTTTTCTCATGCGCTCGGGCTTTACACCCGCAGCCTTTTGAGCCTTTATCCGGTCTTGTTTGGCATTGATGTTTGCGTACAAGCCCTTCATTTTCTAGCCTTGTTGGTTGCGGTGCGCTTACCCCTCATTGGGAGATTGGCCTCACTCATTGCGATTGCAATGGCTTGTTTAGGGTTCTTCACGACTTTGCCGCCCTTACCGCTGTGCAAGTCACCGCGCTTGTATTCGCCCATGACCTTGCCGATCTTCTTTTGCATTGCGTCTGAGACTTTCATCATGATTCTTCTCCTTCTGAGTCATCAGTAATGGGGCCACCAACAATCCATGCCGAGCAAGTGCGCTTTGATGCACATTTGAAATGGAACACTTCGCAGTAGCCCAAATCACCCGCTTCAATTACATCCCAAGCGTCTGCATCCTCACCCATGCCTTTGTCGATGCAGTCCAGCATCTCAGTGGTCTGAATGAATGCCGCACAGTTACCGCAAGTTGATTTCTTTGCTTGACCAGCAGAAAGCCGCCAGCCCTCACCGAGTTTGCGCCAATAGTCGTTGTTTGGTTCGTTGGGGTTCATCGGCCCATACATCGCCTTGTCAATCGCTTTTTGGCGACACTTCAAGTTCTCAGCAACATCTTGAGTGGCAACGGGGCATGAATCGCCCTCATCATCCATTGCTTTGCTTTGCTTGATCTCGATTGAAATCTCAGCAGCGGGGGCTAAAAGTCCGGTCATATAAACCCTTAAAAAAGAGGGGCCGAAGCCCCGGCCTCAGACTGTTCACTTGTGGGAGGAAACACCACCAGCATCGGTTAGTCGTATTCTAATGGTATTCCAATGTCTCGGGGCCACAAATCCAACAGAGTCATTGTAAAGACCGTTTTCTTGTGGGCCTCAATCCATAAGCGTTTTCTCTCGTCTTTGGACAGATGTTTTCCTTGATCTAGTTCTTGATGGCAGTCTTGACAGAGTGCGGCAGTGTAAATATCGCTTGCCTTTATCCCTCTGCCCTTGCCGTGTTCCGACCAATTGGAGTGTGCCGCTTGTACTGTCCCGTCCCGTCCGCAGTGCTGACAGAGCAAAGATGCCACATTCTTTAGGTGGGTCTTGCTCCGGTAATAGGTGTATTTGGGGAACATCAATCCCATGAGCATCCTTATAGATTGTTGGTGGATGGAATCGAACCAACGACTCGATTGAGGCCACAGCAGTCATTGCCTACTGCCTCGGAGTTCCCCTATCCGTTCTACCAACTGAACTACACCAACACCTTTATCCTACCTCAATTCCTTTATTTGCTGACCATGCGAGTAACCATTCAATGAACTCGCTTCCATCTTCAATAGTGAACTTGTGAGACTGCAACCCCAATTGAACCACCCTTTCGCCATCAAGTGAAGGGGCTACCTTTCCGATCTTGCGATTAGTCTCATGTGCCCATTGGTCTATCAATAATCGTTTCCAATCGTCCGCAGTCCATTTTGAACCCGCAGCTTTCATAGCAATATATATTTTATGGATAATGCCGTGAAACATATCATTTTGTTCTGCGCTTCTCCGCGATTGTTTTATTTCAATCCGCAGTTTCTGTCCTGCCATCAATGTGGCTTTGATCTGAGGCCACAAGTCTTTTAAAACTGCGTGTCCTTGTTGGGGGTTATATAAAGTGTAGTTCATACTTCCATCACCATAATATCTATTCCTTCTTTTGAAGAATATACCTTTGTCAAGTGCAAATCAACAACTTGTTTGTCATCAAGATACACGATGCCATTCATGCCATCAAGTACAGCCTTCACGATGTTGTCAATGTCGGGCTTTTTGGTCGGGCGTTCGAGTCCTTCAATACAAGCCTTTTGGCGCGTTTTTGAGTAGGATGGCGGTATGGGTATTCCGATGTGTAGATAAGCCGCTACAGCCCCGATTAGAGGGCTTGTAGACCCCATCGCTTGTTTGGCATAGGTCTGTATCGACTTCTCGTAGGTCAAAGTCTTTGCATCGGTGTAAGTTTTGACAAAGGTTCCTTGTCGTGCAAAGCGGGGTCTACCTTTGCCGGAGACTTGTGGGACAGTGAAAAATATTTGAATCATTTTAATTGTGTTGCGTTGCTCATGTCGATATATGCGTTAGACCGGATTATCTGACCGCCGTTTATATTTTTCTGTGTTGCGGTTTGGAATATCGTGATCTCCGGCACATAACCAATATGGTTTGATATTTGTTGAACAAGTAATATCGCAGATTGATTCAGATATAAAAATCCGGTGAATGGGACACACAATGCTTTTGCGATTTGCTTTCCCTTTTCGAGTTTGTCAAATGTCACCAACCATTGATAGTTATATCGTCCAATAAATTCCTCAATGGTCAAGTCTCTACATTTGGTTTCGACCACCCGCATGACTTGATTTTGTTTTATCAGCAAAGCGTCAATGTCTGCGGGTTTGTCTTTTGGTGTTTCGCAGTACTCGTATTCCGGAAAGTGTTTAGCGAATATCTCCATCGCTCGGTGTTCCGCTTTCAGCGATTCGCGTCCTCTCGGCGTTTTTATGTCCATCAATGCGCTCCTTCACCATACGGGGTAATTCTTTCCACATATCGTTCGAATCGCGTAGTTCCTTCACCCGATGGCGTGTGTACTCTGTCCACCCCTTCGTCATCGCCAATGTTGCGTAATGGTCTGCCAACTCGTTGAGCATTCAAGTCCCCCGTGATGGTTAGTGCTTTGTTGATTCGCCATGTGGGGATTGCAAACCCCAACTTGACGAAGTTGAGCAAATCATGTGCTTGTTGCTTAGTCATAGTTGTTTCAGCCATTGTTCATAAACTTGCTTTGCTATTTGTGCCGTCATTATTGGTGGAACACTCATTCCAATCAAATAATGATATTGGCTTTTGCAAAAATCATAATCTTGTGGATAGCTACCAATGCAACAGCTTTCAAATTTATTTGGCTTTCTATATTCATCAAAGAGATATATGCAGTCACTATTGGCTGTATATGTTGGCGCAACATCATTTTTGTACAGGTACACATTATTAAATGATGATTGTCTATTGCTCTCTCGCATTAAAGCATCACAAAATGATTTATCTCCATCTTTTCTAAGATTCCAATAATCATACATTTTTCCTCTCCCTGCTGGCCTATCATCTACACCATCTTGATAAAACTCCCCGAAAGTAATTTTCTTTTCTTCAAATTGAAGATTTAATTTTGGCGCCATCGTAAACATATCTTTTGCTTCTAAAAAAGGTTTAGCCAAATCTTTTCTAAATGCAATAAAGAAAACTCTTTCTCGTCTTTGTGGCACACCCATTGTTGAACTATCAAGAAGCCAATGCTGGACAATGTAGCCCGCTTCATCAAATGCGTCATAAATGCGAGACACATATCCTCTAGCCTCACCAATGAGCAAGCCTTTTACATTTTCAGCAATAACAATTTTTGGCTGTAGCTTTTTAGCCAAATCAATAAAATCAAAAAACAAAGTGTCTAAAACTTGTTCTGCTTGTCCTTCTCTAAACTTTTTTTCTTTTCCCCAATCATCACCACGATTGCCAGCCATTGAAAAGCTAGAACATGGTGGAGAACCATCAAGAATATCTAAGTTATAAAGTTCTTCTGGCAAATCATCTCTATCTTTAAATGTTTGTATTGGTTCAAGATAGGCATATTTGGGATTGTGATTTGCAATATATGCTTCAATCATCTTTGGGTCAATCTCATTACACCCAAGAACATCAAAGCCAGCCAGCTTGTATCCCATCGTTGAACCACCACCACAAGCAAAACAAGAAAATACTTTTCCCTTGTCTTTTGTGAAATTGGCCTCTGCTAATGTCCATTTATATGGAAATGTGTTCATGCTTTTCCCCTTAGTTGAGCAAGTCGCTCTCGGATGTGGCTTGGCATTGGTGCAGCCCTCTCTATGTCGGCTTTGATCTTCTCTAGTGCGGGGTCTGCTTTGGGGGCTGTGTCGGGTATCTCTGCCCCGTCCCATCTTTGTTGATTAAGGTAGACCAAAGGTGCGGGAATGAATGCCCCGCTGTCTTTTCGCCATTGGTCAGTGGTTTTCATCCACTCTAAATGCTTGAGGATTTGGTCTGCACAAGTCTCGCAGTAGAACTTTTGCCATTTTTTTAAGCATTCTGACTTTCCACCCTTGCGGGGGCTTTTAGGCCATGCTTGCCAAAATCTGTCGAATCCGGTTTCAAATAATTGCATTTTTTGTTTTCTCCATAGTTCCTACAAGGGTGGATAAAGGTCTATCCTTCCCGCTCCAGCTTTCGATCTGTTCCTAAATTCATCTTAATGCTTTCAAAAAACAGTCTCAGCCCAAGTGCGCTTGACGAGTTGATTCACTTATACATTTGGCCTTGTTCCACCGTGTACCAAATGCTTTAACAGTCGCTCAACTAACGCTGTTCGCCTTTTTCCCACGGGTGAGATGGGTGCGGTGTTTCTTGGGTTCAGTCCATGCAGACCATTAGCTGACGCGCCCTGACGAGTAGGGGCAAAAAAGCAAAAAACCCATTGGTGAACGAGCTTTAGGCTTGGTTGCCGCATAAAGGCCCGCTCTAACCGGAATCCCTTAGCTTTGACGAAGCCCGCTCACCAATGGGTTTGCAGGTGCGTTGTTAGAGAACTGCAACGGGTTACCAAGCCGTTGATGGAAGGATTATAAACACAATTTTTTATGGCGTGTCAACTACTTTTTTTCCAATCCACCACTTCGGTGAGGGTTTGCACCGTTCCTCTAAGAGCATTTCCCTCTGAAAATCCTTTGTGCAGTCCTCACAGATGTGGACGGGTTCAGCTACGATTTTGGCGTAACCGACCCATTCACGGTAGTGCTGTTCAGAGGGAAAGCAATGTGGATACATGATTTATTGTGCTAGATGTTGTATTTTCACACATTAGGGAAAGTCCTAATGCACAGTGCTAAATGTAGTGATACAGTACATTCATTCCCCAGCACAACGCATAGGGTCTTTTAGGAAGCAAATGAAAAATTTAGCCTACACCACCGAAGTCCACAGCATCGACTACGGTTATCTCACGGTCGAGTTCGACTACTTTGAGTCTGATGATTCTGTTGGTCTCTCCGAAGTCTACGATTGGTTCGCATACACCACCGAAGATTTTGAAGATGAACCCGCCGGAACTGAGGTCACCTACGAACTCACCGCAGCAGATCAAGCATCGATCTACGCGCAGATCAAGAAACACCACATCGCCATGTTGGAGGACTTCCATGCTTAACAGAACCAAATTCCCCCGCACATTCACCGAAGCATTCCCCAACAGTTTGGAGAACGGGGCTTGCATTGAGATTCATGTAGCCCAATTGACCATTGCCGATAAGGTAGTGCGTGTGGTGAGCCTCATAGCCCTTATCGTGATCGCCCTTGATTGTTTTATTTGGAGACCCTAATGGACGCTAATTACATCATCAATTCTGTCAAACAAACATCAGAGACTTTATACCGTGAGCATGATGCCGATCAACTTGAAAGACTGCTGTACCGCATCCAAATGTTGGAAGGCCATATTCGCGTGTTGGTCAACCACATCGATAACGCCCGTGACGAAATCAAAACCCTCCAAACTGAACTCATTGCAAAGGATTCCAAATGAAAGAAATCGCCACCGCTTTGGTCAAAGCACAAAAGGCTTTTGGCCCCGCTTTAAAGACCTCTACAAACCCTCATTTCAAATCACGCTATGCTGACCTCTCCGCTTGCGTTGAGGCCGTTATGGGGGCTTTAAACGACAATGGAATTGCACTGATTCAAAAGTCATACGACTGTGAAAACGGTGTGATGGTTGAAACGATGTTTGTTCATGAGTCCGGTGAAATGTTGGAGTGTGGAATCTTGCACTTTCCAGCAAGCAAAGCCGACCCTCAAGGTCACATGAGTGCTTTGACTTATGCGCGGAGAGGTTCCCTCATGGCAGCGTGTGGCATTGCACCGGAAGATGATGATGGCAATGCTGCAAGCCGCAAGCCCGAGAAACCCGTACTCATTGCCCCGCTAATCGCTTCCATTGATGCAGCCACCACAGAGGAAGAATTGAAGGCAGCTTACTTTGAGGCCATCAAGGTAGCCGGACACGATGCAGCCGCAAAGAACGCCATCATCGTTGCCAAAGACTTGAAGAAAGCGAGTCTGTAATGGAACAAGGTACACCGGAATGGTTTGCTGCCCGTTTGGGCAAGGTAACCGCCTCTCGCGTTTCCGATGTGATGGCAAAGCTAAAGACGGGGGGTTATGGTGCGTCACGGGACGATTACATGGCCCAACTGATTTGTGAGCGTTTGACGGGTGAAGTAGCTGAATCTTTTACCAACAGTGCAATGGCATGGGGGACAGAGACCGAGCCAATGGCCCGAGCGCATTACGAAATGGTCAATTCAGTGTTGGTCGATCAAGTGGGGTTTATTGCTCATCCGGACATTGAGAAAGCCGGAGCCTCTCCCGATGGGATTGTGGGCAATGGAATCATCGAGATCAAGTGTCCCAATACATCCACCCACATCGACACTCTGCTATCCAAAACAGTGCCCTCAAAGTACATCAAGCAAATTCAGTTTCAGCTTAGATGTACGGGTAAAGAATGGTGTGATTTCGTTTCCTTTGACCCGAGACTAAAAGGGTTGGAAATGTTCACCAAACGAGTCGAGCGAGACGAGAAGCTAATCAGTGAAATGGATGCCGAAGTGGTGAAGTTTCTCGCTGATCTTGACACAAAACTTGAACTTTTAATGAAAGAAAAAAATGGCACTGCTTAAAGAAATCACAGTCGTTGCGGGTTCTTATACCAACGCAAAGGGTGAAGAAAAGAAACGATACATCCGCATTGGGTCAGTTATCGAAACAAAGAACGGCCCTATGCTGAAACTCGATGTAATGCCCATCTATGCGGGGTGGGACGGTTGGGCATACATGAACGACCCAAAGCCCAAAGAGCATAAAGGTTTGCCAGCAGACAACGATGAGGATATTGGGTTTTGAGTCCGGAAGATGAAGCGTTTGAAGAACTCAGTCGCAGACAAGGCGATTGGGGACTTCAAGGGTCGCGCAAACACCAAATAATCCGATACGCTGAAACCAATGCGCGAAACGAAGTGATTGAAGAAGTCGCCCAACACATAGAGAAATGCACTCTAGCGTTTGGCAAAGACACGATTCAATCGTTTGCTGTGTACATAAGGAAACTAAAAAAATGATTGCAACAACAAGATTTCGCTTTGTGATTCGTTATGAGCCAACCCCAATACGCATCCTTCAGCAATGGTGGGCATTTGAAGAAGATCAGAGTAGTGGCGAATGGCGTGATATTCCATTGGAGGAAGAATGAAAGCACCACCGCCAAGCAAAGAACTTTGTCTCATGATGGCAAAGATCAACTATCCCCGTGATTCCGCACTTAGTTGGACATGGCTATTTGCATGGGGATTTCATGAAATGTATGTAGACGGGTGGTATGAGGATTGGAAACCATGACTAAAGAAATCATTGATATGGCACAAGAATGTGGATTGATTGGTATGCGTCCTCATCTTGATGGCATCTATTCTGAGGCACTTGTAGCCTTTGCCAAATTGGTGGCAGAGAAAGAGCGTGAGGCGTGTGTTAAAGAGTGCAAAAAGTTGTTCAAAGTTTTTTTATCTTCTAAATATTCAACTGGGCAACCATTGTCAAGTTTTAAGGAGCGTCATGCTGTTGCGGCGTGTATAGAGTCAATCGAAGCAAGGGGACAAGCATGACACCACAACAAATTGATGCCATGAAGATGGCGCTTGAGGCGTTGGAAGGTTTCTATGAGTACGGATATGACAGACAGGAATGTTTTGAACACATCACCGCCATCAAAGAAGCATTGGCGGAACACGCCATGCGTGAAGTGCAGCGCCTTGGGCAAGAGATTGAGCAAAAGATTGGTTGTGTGAATCACGATTGTGACCAATGCAAAGCACAGCGCACAGAGCAAGAGCCTGTGATTGGCAAATGGAGTTTGCGTGAAGTGTATTTTGATGAAGATGGAGAGCCAATAAGCCACAGAAGCCCACCACAGCGCACAGAGCAGCCAGCACAGCGCACATGGGTGGGGCTGACTGAGCAAGACCTTGATTACCTTTGTAACTTAGCCTATACCGGAGATGAAGAATTTGCGTTAGCAGTGCAAGCAAAACTTATGGAGAAGAACGCATGACACCGCTTGTGCAAAAAGCTGTCAGATTTGCGCCAGAACCAGAAACCGCACTTTGGTTTGATGTTGGTCAAATGCAAAGCACTCTTGAAATGAAAGTGCCAGCAGATTTCTTAATGCACCTTCCATCTAAAAGAACGGGGATTGTTGGCCTTGATACAGCGGGGAAAGATTTTGCCCTATGGTTGCTTAAGGGCGAAGGTTCTGTGACCGTTGGAGGCTGTTCAATGTGGCATGGAAAATACTTCCCGCCTTATGCTTACATGGCAACTGATGACGGGTTTAAGATTTACCAAAAAGACAAAGAAATAACGATTGATGATGTAAAGCCTGTACATCGTATGGTGCTTGCTGTGTTGGTCAAAATCAATGCACAAGCGCAAGGTTATAGGGCAACACCAAAGCGCACATTTCTAAATCAAAAGCGGCAGGCAAAAGGCAAATCAGCATTGACATTTGATTGGCACACGATTGAGATTGAGCCGCCAAAGGTTAAGAACGACCCCCAAGGTGGCACACACGCAAGTCCAAGAAGGCATCAAGTCAGAGGGCATTGGCGCACCTATAAATCGGGCGTAAAAGGATGGGTCAAAGAGTGCTGGAAAGGCGATGCAAGCAAAGGATCTGTTTTTAAAGATTATCAATTGAGGGAAACAACATGAGCCAACCTTGGCTATACAGATTTGGTATGTGGCTTTGCGAAAAGACAGGCCACCTTGGGGCGCGTAGTGGTTGGATTTACAACGGCTACTTCCACAGAGACTGCAAGATTTGTGGACGCATTGTGAGTGAACCAATTAAAAAGGATAAAAATGGATAAAGGATATTACTGTTTAATTTGCAAAAAACTACTTCTTGCAGATGAGTTTGGGGTAATTGTTCACGATGACATACCGCACCCACCAGATATGTCGTTTGATGAAGATAAAAAACCGCAATAACAAAAGGAGAACACATGAAAGCACGAAAAGTATTCATAGCCCTCATGACGGGCAAAGGTTATGCTGAGTCAGAACTTGTGTGGGACGGTGAGAAGTTCACCAATCAGAACATGACTACCCGATGGAATTACTTTTTGTTGGGCTGGGAGATGAGAGGTGTGATGTGAAAGGCTATCAATCGTATTGCGTGTACTGCAAGCGCCCAGTATTCACAATATTAACTAATTGCAGCAGTTGCAGAAAATGAGGGGTGTGATGTGATAGAAACGATATTCACCATCTTTGCCATAGGATTCCTAGGCATTGCACTTGCCATTGGTGGCGTTTGCCTGATGGTTTGGATGGCACTTAACGAGGAATGAAATGCCAAGACCTAAGACTGATTTAACATTTGTAAACAAGACTGTTAGCGCACGACTCAGACCCTCTGAATACAGGGAATGGGTGCGCTTGGGAGGTGTTACTTGGGTACGGCAACACCTTGACCAAAGCATCAAGAGCCAAGAACCGCAAAAGCCTCATTTGTATGCTTTACGCGATCATCTAGGCCAATTGTTCCGCCGTTGATCTTCTTGGTCAGTCCAACCCAGTCAGCAGCTTCCGCAAGATTGTTGCAATTGTGGGTTGACCAGAACCAACCAGCAGTCAATGCCGCATACTTTGGCGTAGCAACAAGGTCAGGCTCCATTACAAAGTCAGCACCCAAGGCTTTCCCAGCGTGAAAATACATGGAATGCCCAGTTAATTGTATGCAACCTCTGCCCCTAAAACGATAACCATCCCCTGATGCCTCATCTCTGTTTCCCATACGATTGCTGTAAACGCTGTTGGCAATTTTACGAGGCTGACGCTCGTATTGCTTGGCAAACTCAAGAGTAGGAAACCGCCTAGGCCACAGCTTCATCAGGGTTTCAGCCCGTAGTTGAGGTTCTCTTCAAGGGTTCTAAAGTTACCGCACTCATGCCCACATTGACCAATGAATGCAGCTTGCTGGCGTTTTGTTGAAATACCAAAAGTGTTGAAGGTTTCATTGAGGGCATCAACCCACTCAACGCCAATATGCAGTTTCTTTAGTTGTTCAGCGTTGACCATTCATCACGTCCATTACCTTGTTATAACTGTCTATACACGCATTCAATTGGGCCGTGTTTCTGTCGCCTTGGGCGATGATTTCGGCAATGGCTGCGAGGGTTGCTCTGTCGGAGTCAGAAGTTTCATAAACCTGTCTGACAGGTTCACTTCTTTCTTTTGGGCTATCTCCGGCGGGAGTGGGGGCATTTGCGGGGGCTTGTACACAACTTGTGGTCGGGAGCCGCAACCTACCAGCACGAATAGCAGAATCAAGAGAAGACTGTTTTTGAGTGATGACATTGTTGGCCTCCGAAAGTTTGGTTGATTGGTCA